TACTCCACATACTGACGCACATACGGATACTCCACACACCGACGCACATACCGATACTCCACATACCGACGCACATACCGATATTGCTCATACCGACGCACATACCGATATTGCTCATACCGACGCACATACGGATACTCCACATACCGACGCGCATACCGATATTTCTCATACCGACGCGCATACGGATACTCCACATACCGACGCGCATACCGATATTTCTCATACCGACGCGCATACGGATACTCCACATACTGACGCACATACGGATATCGCACATTCTGACGCGCATACCAATATTGCGTTTGGCAATTCACATTCCAACGGCCATACCAATATTGCGTTTAGTAGTTCACATTCCAACGGCCATACCAATAGTCCTCATAACAGTGCTCATACCAATATTGGATACGTCGATTCTCATACCAACACCCATTCCAGCGCGCATACCAATATTGGGCCCACGTACAGTCATGACGATGACCACTGTAATTCCCATTCGAATGCCCATTCCAACGGTTATAACGACTTTCAGGATGGCGAAAATCATTCTAACAGTCATGATAACAATCACGACGACAATCATTGCAACGCCCACAACAGCTCACACGTTGATGATGGGGGTGTACAATCTCATACCAACACCCATTCCAGCGCTCATACCAATATTGGTCACAGCAGCTCTCATACCGATATTGCTCATACCAATTCACATTCTAATGCGCATACCAATATTGGTCACAACAATTCACATTCTAATGCGCATACCAATATTAGTCACAACAATTCACATACGAATATAGCTCGAAGTGTTTCACACAACGATATTTCATTTGTGAACACTCACAACGATATCTCACGCGTGAACACTCACAACGATATTTCATTTGTGAATAGCCATAACGATATTTCATTTGTAAACACTCATAGCAACATTTCATTTGTGAATAGCCATAACGATATTTCATTTGTGAACACTCACAACGATATCTCACGCGTGGTCACTCACAACGATATTTCATTTGTAAACACTCATAATGATATTTCATTTGTGAACACTCATAACGATATTTCATTTGTGAATAGCCATAACGATATTTCATTTGTGAACACTCACACTGACATTGCGCACATTGATAAACCCGAGGTCGTGGCATAACAGTTAAAAGGAGCTAGTATGGAAATTGATTGGAAACGTATTGCAAAACCTCAAGATGATGGCTATGATTCTCATATAATCTCGACTATTCTGAATGAAAAATATGGATGGAAAAAAATTCAACCAACCTCAGAATTACGGTTATGCAATGGAACTGTGGCTATTGTAGCTGATCGTCAATATAAATCTAATCAATTGGAACATCCCGATAATCATATGATAGATGGCATGTCGTATATGACACCGGAAGTATGTGCGGGTATTGATCATTATCTGACTGCGTGGCCTGAAGGTAGTCAAATGTTGTCTTTATTTTTAGATGAGTATTGGGCAAAATGGGGTAGGTACATGCACGAACAGGCTCGCGGATCTTCATCAGGGCATTATGAAATGAAATCATGCTTGAGCGAAGGGTGGTCTAAGGGACTGGTTGTTAACGCAGTATATGTTACTGCGAATGATTGGCAAGGATGTTCTGCAGGCATTTATCATGAAGTAGGTCATGCACGATTGGAATCCATTGGAATAGACATTGACTATCATGATGATAAGTTACTGCTAAATGGGCCCGATGAATTATACGATTCTCCTGTGCGATGGGATGTTAAACGCCCAATGTCTGCGGTTGTGCAAGCTGTATATTCATGGATTATGCTTTCCGAAGCGGATATTCAATGTGCCAAGCGATTACAAGGATATGATTTAAAAGAGCCAGAGTTAGAAAAAACTCATGCACAGGCATCAATAAGTTATTTAATTGGAAATATTCCTAAAGTTCAAGATGGACTTACAGAAATTGAAAATAATCTAAAAGCGACTCCCGAAGGTATTAAGTTTTTTGATGGATTCTTAGAGTGGGGGCATGATGTTGCAAATCGCGGCCTAGTCGTATTAAAAGAAGGACTCGGTGAAAACTTCGAAAAGCGCTGGATCGAGGCGCTACAATATCGAGAAGTTCGACTAAAAGTGTTACAAGAAACTGCTGAAAAATTAAAGATAGATCCTTCGTATAATCAGGGAATAGACACGTTGAGAAAAGTGAGGGCTCGGTTCGAACAGAATAACAAAGTATCGAACGAAGAGACTGACTCGGCTGAACAATAATTACAACAGACGGGGTTCCGCTAAATATGGTATATGGCATTACCGACTACGCGCACTCAACTTAAAACTTATATTAAGCGCCGATTAGGGGAGCCGGTCATTACCGTTAATGTGGCAGATGATCAGTTAGAGGAACGTATTGATGATGCATTGGCCTTGTTTCAAGACTATCATTTTGAAGCATCAGAAAAAGTTTATTTGAAGCATCAATTGTCCTATTCCAATCTGGTGTTTGCCTCTGCGAGCACCGGAACGTTTACGAATAATGAGATTATACGAGGACAGACTAGCAACACCATAGGGAAAGTTCATACTCAGACATCAAATACAAGACTGGAATTTGTATATTCTCGTACGAACGATTCAGCTACCTTTACGGTAGGTGAAACAATTGTCGGGGACAGCTCGAACGCGAGTGCTACTATCTCGACCATCAATACTGGTGACTGGGATAATCAGTACGTTCCGATATCAAACCTTGTCATGACGGTCTATCGAGTGCTTACCGTCGATGGTTTTGCATTCAGTGGTCGCGCAGGATTATTTTCAGCAAACTATCAGTTTTTGATGAATGATCTATCATGGCTCTCATCTGGCAGCGCGATTTCATATTTTTTGACGCGGTCGCATATGGAGATGCTCAACGATATGTTTGTGGGTGACATGCAGCTTCGCTTTAATCGATACGTTAACAAACTATATCTGGACATTGACTGGCGTAATCGTGTCAAAGCCGGAGACTGGTTGGTTGTGGAAGCTAAACGTATTCTTGACCCTGCAAACTATTCTAGTATTTGGTCGGATCGATTTCTCCGTGATTACACCACAGCTCTCGTAAAACGCCAGTGGGGTCAAAATCTTGTTAAATATGAAGGGGTTCAGATGCCTGGTGGAGTGACCTTAAATGGACGGGCGATTTATGACGAAGGAAATCGTGAGGTCTCGCAGCTTGAAGAACAGATTCAAGCAAGGTTTGAGCTACCGCCAGAATTCTTGGTCATGTAGGAGGGCGCATTTATGGCAACCAACTCCTACGTTCGTTGGTGGGCAGATACAAACGAACAAACGTTATTACAAAATTTAATGACTGAAGCCATCAAGTTTCATGGCTTTGATATTGTGTATATGCCGCGGTCTATGCGACGTGAAGATACACTTTACAATGAAGATATTCTCAGTAAGTTTACTACGACGTATTCGATTGAGGCCTATCTCAAGAATGTAACTGGATGGGACGGACAAGGGGATTTCTTAAGTAAGTTCGGATTACGTGTTGAAGATAAAATGACCCTGATGATTTCCCGTGAACGATTTGACGAACTTGTTCCACGCGCACGAGTGACGACCGGACAAATATCCGCAGAAATAAATAGTGTAACAGTCAGTGGGAATAACACAAAGTTTCGTTCCGAGCTTGTCGTCGGTGACACTATTATTACTAGTCACAGCGGACAATCGCGCACCATTGTGTCGATTGCAAATAACACTCAACTAACAGTGAATACAGCTTATACGAGTGCTGTGAATTCTGAGTATTTTTCAATACCGACGACTACAACGCTGGTGCTACCAACGGATCGTTCTTCTCTTCCTCCCTCGCGACCAATGAAAGGGGATTTAATTTATTTTCCCGAACCATTTAACACAATGATGGAAGTCACATTCGTAGAACATGAAACAGCCTCAGGACAGTTTTATCCATTAGGCACACGAACCTTTTATGAAATATCGTGCGAGATATTCACGTACAGTCATGAAGTTATTGAGACGGGTGACTCAAGCATTGATACTTTTGCACAAACCTATGAGTATCAACAAAATCTTTTATTGGCACAAGATTCAGGTACAGGTACATATGAAGTCGGTGAGCATGTCTATCAGGGAAGTAACTTAGCGGATAGTACTGCCAGTGCGGATGTCGTATCATGGGATTCGAGTAATCGCATTCTACGAGTGGGAAATATTAAGGGTGAATTTGCCCCTGCGATATTGGTACTTGGACATACTTCGGGCGCCTCATACTATCTCAACGAGGCTCCGAATAAGATGTTACTACCAAACACGAAAGCTGCTGACAATACGTACTTGGATGAACAAGATGACGTTATCATTGATAATCGTGAAATTCATCGTATCGTCGGAGGCTTCTAACTATGTTTGCGCCGTTTTATCACCAATCGCTTCGCAAATATCATATTGCATTTGGCAGTATTTTTAAGAATTTGACGATAGTACGTGATGATGCAGTTGGGGATGAACTACAACGTATAGTAATACCGGTTGAATACGCAAACCGTGAGGGGTGGCTTACTCAGTTACGTCAAGATCCTGATTTGAACGTTCAAACCGCAATTGTATTACCGCGACTGGCGTTTGAAATGGTGAGTATGCGATATGACCCGTTACGAAAACTGAATAGTTTGAACCAGCGTACATCACCGACTCGTGATATGTCGGTGAATACCGTACGTCGATACTTTGTGGGCAACCCGTATATTTTAACATTTAATGTGTATGCGATTACGCGTAGTGTTGAAGATGCTAATCAAATCGTCGAACAGATTTTACCGGTATTCACTCCTGACTATTCTATGATTATTCGGTTGATTCCGTCGTTGGGCATTTTAGACCGCGTGCGTGTAGTGATGGATGGTTCTCCGCAATGGTCGGATACTTATGAGACGGCGGGGCTTAATAATACACGGGAAATTATTTTGACGTTTACATTTAATGTGTCTGCAACCATTTATGGTCCGGTGTTGCCTGTTTCACCCGCTATTATTCGTCATATTATGATAGACTTATATAACATTCCAAGCAATAAGATTATGGAAGGGCCTAACTATGTTGTGACTGATGCGTTAGATCGTATTATGTTAGAAGATCGGCGCGGTCGTGTGATTAATGAAGATAGTGTAGTAGATTTGCGAGCGTTTGCGCGTCAAGCACGCATTGATATTGTGCCCAATCCGATTGATGCACCACCACAAAAGCCCGTAGACAGTGAAACGACAATTACAGAATATGTGGACGGCAAACAGTCCTATTCTAGTTTGGGAATTGATGATGAATCGGATGTACCACCACCTATTGTATAAAGTGAGGATAGCCTGTGAATGACTCAACGAAAGATACACTGAATACTATTTTTGATGTCGAACCTATTGTAGAGTCTACAACCACCGAAATTGCTCCGATGGTTGAGATATTGCCGGTCAAGGCATCCTCGATACCCACAGAAGAAAACGATGCGGAAAAACTAGCACACGAAGACTTTGAGTTTTCCCGAGGAGCATTAAAGTCCGTGGCGACTGAATCGCAGAATACCCTGCATCGTGCGGTGGATGTGGCGAACCAGACAGATACTCCTCGGTCGTTTGAAGCGGTCGGTGACTTGGTACGAGCCACATTGGAAGCTCATCGCGAGCTACAAAGTTTGCATAAAACCGCGGCGGAAGTTCGTCTTGCTACTAAAACTGCACAAACACCAACTAGTCAGGTGAACATTCAGCAGGGAGTAGTATTTCAAGGAAGTTCTGAGGAGCTGTTACGGTTGATTTCTAAAGATCGTCAGTAGGTGTTTATGGGACGTGAAGATGAAATTTTTAAGGGGAATGCAAGTTTACCTCCTGCTGATGCCACATATGCATACAATGTGGATGAACTGCGTGAGTTTGTGAAATGCTCACAAGATCCCGTGTACTTCATTAAAACCTACATGAAGATCATTCAAGTAGATAAGGGCTTGGTGCCGTTTAAGATGTGGGAGTTTCAGGAAAACATGATGCGGTGCTATCATGAAAACCGCTTTAGTATTACCATGTGCTCTCGTCAGGTCGGTAAATCCACCACGGTTATTGGATACTTTTTGTGGTATATTTTATTTAATGTCAATGCGCGGTGCTGTATTTCTGCCAACAAACAAAAGACAGCGGTCGATCTTTTAGGCCGTCTCAAACTTGCGTACGAACATTTGCCTCGATTTCTTCAACAAGGGGTTGTTCGCTGGGCCCGCATGGAGGTTGAATTGGCCAATGGCGCATCGTGTTTCGCGGCCGCAACGTCGTCCAGTGCGGTGCGTGGTGGATCGTATAACGTGTTACTCTTAGATGAGTTTGCGTTCGTACCAGAGAACATCGCGAATGAATTTTACGCATCAACCTTTCCAACTATTACGTCAGGTAAAACCACCAAGCTGATTATTGTCTCCACTCCAAATGGTATGAACTTGTTTCATAAGTTCTGGAGTGAAGCTCAGTCTGGAGATAATGACTTCAAGCCGCTCTTTGTGCACTGGAGTCAGGTGCCGGATCGCGATGAGCGATGGAAAGAAGAAACGGCGCGGAATATCGGCGGACCTGAAAAATTTGCACAAGAGTATGAGTGTTCATTTTTATCAACTTCTTATACGCTGATTCGATCACAAGTAATTCAGACACTTACACACAAACAACCAATTGAAACCAGTGAAACCGGTTACGCTGAATTTTTACCACCGGATGAGTCGCGAGCATATGTTATGACGGTCGATACCGCGTCGGGGCAAGGTTTAGATTATTCTACATTTGTCATTTTTGATGTATCGGAAATGCCGTATCGCGTGGTTGCGACATATGCAAATAATCGTATTACAACGATGGAATTTCCTCAAGTTATTATGCAGTACGCAAAACGATATTTTATGCCGTGGTTGATGGTAGAAGTTATGGATATCGGACGAGACGTAGCATTCATTCTTTCTCGTGATCATGAATATTCGCGACTTATGACGGCAGTGACCGAAAAGCGATTAGGGCAACGACTAACATTTAATTCTACTCCGAAACGTCATTTGGGATTACGTATGACATCAGGAGTAAAACGATCAGGATGTGCGGTGTTAAAAACCCTAGTCGAGAACCACCATCTTATTCTGAATGATTATCGCATCATTCAACAGTTGTCAGTTTTTGTGCAAAAAGGATCGTTGTATATGGCGCAAACGGGGCATCATGATGATTTAGTAATGCCTTTAGTGATGCTTGGATGGATTTCATTACAGCCAAACTTTGCTGAAGTTACAGGGACACGAGCGTTGGATAACTATACGCGATTAATTGCAGAAAGTAAAGACAATCTCGTTCCAATTGTGATCAACGATGAGCAGCCCATGCCAATAGGAGTCTTTGGGCATGATGAAGATGACGACGACTGGAGCTGGGTGCTCCGCTGAACGAAGAAGGTTTACTAAATATCAGTTGATAGATTAAGCACTATCAGGGTGGCTTACATTTTAGACTTATCGAGGAGTAACCTATGGCAACGCAAGTCAGTCCAGGCGTAGTAATTAACGAAATTGACCGTTCAGATTCGCTCACACAAGTGGCACTGACGGAAGGGGCCGTTGCGGGATCGTTCGCGTGGGGCCCAGTTCTTAAGGTTGCAACTGTTGCGTCAGAAACCGAACTAGTTGATACTTTTGGAAAACCAAATAACGAGACAGCCAGTGCTTTCTTTACGGCTGCTAATTTTTTGTCATATAGTAATACTCTTCGTGTGGTACGTAATGTGAACTCCACGGCATTAAATGCCACTCAAAATGGTAGTGGGACGCTGATTAAAAACGACGACCACTATGAATCACAGGTCGCAACCATCGATGGTAAAGGTACGTGGGCCGCGAAGTATCCGGGAACCCTTGGAAATTCACTTCGCGTCGAAATGTGTAGTAGTAGTGAAGCATTTAGCCTCGCTCCGGCACAGGGTACTATTAACGCATCATTTAATAGTACGACAGTCACCTTTAGTGCGAATGTAAATAGCGTTTCGGTTGGTGATACATTAATTGTCGGATCACAGAAGCGCAGAGTCACAGCAAAAGCCAATGCTACGTCAGTTACGGTAAACGCTGCATTTACTTCTGCGGCATCAAATGGTGCAGCATTTACTCGTGAGTGGAAATATGCTGGATTGTTTTCTGCGGCGCCTGGTACATCAACATATGTGTCTGACCGTAGCGGGGCTAACGATGAGTTACATATTGTAGTCATTGACGAAGATGCTGTCATCACTGGTACTGCAAATACTGTGTTAGAACGATATCAAGGATTAAGCAAAGCTTCCGATGGTAAGGCAGAAAATGGTGCGCTGAACTATTATGCTGAAGTAGTGAATGCACGATCAGAATGGGTATGGTTCTTAGACCATCCTTCAGATGGTGCTAATTGGGGTAACGCTGCTGCTGGTCTGAACTTTGCCGTGACAGCAGGAACCCACGTTGCGTCATTGACGGGTGGTACTGCGGGCGAAACATTAACGGATGCTCAAAAACAGACCGCATATGATGTATTTCTCGATGAAAACGTAGACATATCATTTATAATGGCAGCCGAGGCGACCGCAACCGTTGCATCGTATATCATTACAAATGTTGCCGAGCCACGTAAGTATGTTATGGCGTTTATCTCACCAGAACGAGCAGATGTGGTGAATAACGCTGGATTTGAAACGAGCGATATCATTGCGTTCCGTAATACGCTACCCTCCACTAGTTATGCTGTGTTAGACTCGGGGTGGAAGTATCAATATGACAAATACAATCAAGTTTACCGTTATGTGCCGCTAAATGGTGACATTGCTGGTCTTGCAGCTCGCACGGATGAGGTTGCTGAGTCATGGTTCTCCCCCGCAGGCTTTTCGCGAGGTCAGTTGAAGATTGGTAGTGCGGTGAAGCTCGCGTGGAATCCGAAGCAAGCGGATCGCGATAGTTTGTATCTCAAGGGTGTTAATCCTGTAGTATCGTTCCCCGGTGAAGGTACCGTGCTTTTTGGAGACAAAACGTTACAGGCAAAGCCAAGCGCGTTTGATCGTATTAACGTGCGACGCTTGTTCATCGTCTTAGAAAAGACTATTGATCGCTCCGCAAGATTTCAGCTATTTGAGCAGAACGATGAATATTCACGAGGCGCCTTCGTTAATATGGTAGATCCATTCCTTCGTTCCGTAAAAGGACGACGGGGTATCTCAGACTTCTTTGTGGTGTGTAACGAAACCAACAATCCACAGGACGCCATAGATCGTAATGAATTCCGTGCAGACATCTATATTAAGCCAGTCCGCAGTATCAATTTTATTCAATTGAACTTTGTGGCGGTGCGTTCGGATGTGGCGTTTTCTGAAGTCATTGTTTCATAACGCATACTAAATAGGAAGTAGGAGACAAGATATGGCATTTCCGAATATTACACAGTTCAAAGAACAATTACAAGACGGAGGAGCACGTCCTTCTCTTTTTGAAATGACGATTGCTTTTCCGCTGGCGCTACAGGGGCTCTTCGGGGATACCGTCCGCAGCGCAACTGACTTCTGGCGATTTCATTGCAGAATCTCTGAGATTCCAGGCAATCAGCATAATCCTATTTCGTTAAAGTACGCAGGTCGAGAAATTAAATACGCTGGTCAGCGTACGTTCAACAATCTCAGTGTTACCATTTTAAATGATGAAGCATTTAGAGTGCGTCGGGGATTAGAACTGTGGTTTGAAGCGATGAACACTCGTGAAACTAATAGATCCCTTCTCACTCAGAATACGCGGACCGGATTCGGATCATACGCAGGAAGTGGCCAGGTGACACAATATAGTAAGCAAGGGACCAAGGTGCGCGCATACAAATTTGTAGATATGTTTCCCGTCACCCTCGCTCCTATTCCATTAGATTGGTCGAATGACGGTGCAATTGAAGATTACACCTGTGAATTTGCGTATCAGTATTGGACGCCGAATGCTCCAGATTCTGCCGTCGACGGCGTGTCAGCGGATAGCGCGTTGATCAACGTCTAAGAAGCGGAAATTATTATTGGAGCGGAGAAGCCTATTTTGGGTTTCTCCGCTTTATCTTATTATGATATCTTGTGAACAATATATAATCGCCAGTACAGACACCTATGCCGGCCTCAAATTTTAGCATTAATCGATTTAAAGAAGCGGTTGCTCAATCGGGAGGGCTTGCTCGCCCCATATTTTTTGAATGTACAGTTGTATGTCCAGCGTTGGCGTTGGAGAGCGATCTCAAGTTAGTACAAGAGGATATAATCCTCTGTAAAGCCATGAGCATTCCTGAACAGACAATAGACACAGTTGACATAAAGTATTTTACTCGATCAGTGCCTATTCCAGGCTCACGACAATATTCACCTGTTACATTAACATTCTACAACACAGCAAATTATAAACTGCGTAATTACTTTGAAGTATGGCTAGAGTTATTAAATGCACAAGTGCATAATAGACGGCGAGAATTTCCTTTGTCAGAAATCACGGGAACCATTACACTAACCCACCGGAGTAATAATGAAAGCAATCCTCCGACAGATCTACTGCCAGAAATTCAGCACTTTGAGTTTATTAATGCGTTCCCCACTTCAATTGGGCAGCTAACTTTTTCGTATGAGGATGACACCAACGTACAAACGTTTGATGTCACATTTAAGTATCTTTCTATGGGCAGCATTGAAGAAGTATCTTGACAGTATAATTTGATGAGGTATAAATAATAGCATGGCGTTTAAACTATTCGGTTATACCATTCTGTCTCAAAACGAAATTACCAATCGGAGTACATCTCCGTCGCTTGTACCCCCCAAAAATGAAGATGCTGCGGCCACGGTAAATGAAAGTGGTCTTGGTGTATTTGGTGGGTATGCGGTCGATTTCGACACCTATGCAGCCTATACCAGTGAAGTTGATCTTATCAATCAGTATCGTGATTTGTCACTACAACCGGAAATAGACGAAGCGCTTAACGATATCATTAATGAAATGGTCATTCGCGACGATGGAGATAATCCAGTTTCCATGAATGTGGATGCGCTTCCAAAAGTATACGACGAAACGTTTCGCGAACAGCTTCTTAAAGAATTTGATTACACGTTGGATTTGCTGGGCTTCAAAGAACGGTGTCATTCAATTGCCCGTCAATTTTATGTGGATGGTCGATTGTATTATGACTTGATGATTGATGAAGCAAAGCCCGAAAATGGTATTATCGAATTACGAAACATAGATCCACGAACCATTCGAGCGGTACGTGAAGTGCGAGATATGTGGCATCAAGAGACGGGGGCCCGATTATCGGAAGTCGTGGATCAATACTATGTGTATAATCCAATGGGTTTTCGTAATCTTGCCAGTATTAGTTCTGGTCCTGGCGTAAGAGTCGCGAAGGATCGTATCGCATATATTAATTCAGGCATTTATACACCAGGCAATGTGACGGTACTTTCACCGTTGCATAAAGCCATTAAGGCGTTTAACCAATTACGAATGGTCGAGGATGCAACCGTGATTTATCGCATCACTCGCGCTCCGGAACGTCGCGTGTTCTACATTGATGTGGCTGATTTGCCGACCGCTCGGGCAGAGCAATATGTGAATGCAGTGGCGACTCGCTATCGTAACCGCGTGGTATATGATAGTCATACCGGTGAAATTCGCGATGATCGCAAGATTCAATCTATGTTAGAAGATTTTTTCCTTCCACGTCGCAGTAATGGTCGTGGCACTGAAGTCACTCAACTACAGGGTGGACAAAATCTCGGAGAAATGCAGGATGTCGATTACTTCCGTAAAAAGCTATATCGTGCTTTAGGCATTCCTGCATCACGTCTTGAATCTACGGGGTCACAATTTCAGTTGGGTCGTACCACGGAAATTACGCGAGATGAAATTCGATTTTCTCGATTTCTGCAACGCCAGCGTGACCGGCTAGCTACATTATTTGATGAGATTCTTCAACGTCATTTGACACTAAAGGGAGTTATTCGTTCACAGGAACAATGGCGTCAGTTGCGGCATTTTATTCGATACGAATTCAATACAGATTCATATTTTGCTGAATTAAAGAAGATGGAAGTAATGAAAGAGCGATTAAACGTCGTTCAACAACTCGACCCGTATGTGGGTAAGTATTTTTCAGAGCAATATGTGCGAGATCACGTTTTACGACTTACATCAGACGAACAAAAGCAAATTGAAATTAATAACAAAGAGAATCCTCCTGTATCAGCAGAAGGTCAAGGGATGTTCGGATCAGAGCCGCCAGCACCGACTCCACCGATGCCTTCTTCCAAAACTCCTTCCGAAACTCCTTCCAAAACTTCGGATGGTGAACCCGAGCCAGATGCAGAAGAGTTCTTTTTTGGTAGCACATTAGCCAAAGAGTAGTCATTACATATTTTCTAAATAGAATAGAGGCATCATATGACATCCGCATTACAGTTATTTAAAGCGATTCGTGCCAAAGATTTTGTGGAAGCCAAAGAGCAATTCTATGTATTGATACAGGATAAAATGCAAGCGGTATTGGCCCGAGAGTATCAAGAGACGGCTAAGACTCTCATTACGAAGAAGTAGGATATATGGCATATACACAAGTTCAAGTTATTGCAGATACGGATCGACGCCATGTGGTTAAGCGCGTCAATTCGGCTAATACTGAAACCAGTGCACTTGTAGTAAATGCTGCGGCATTATCATTTGCGGTTGTTCAAGTCACAACGGCTTCATCTGCGAATAACTTTCAAGTTGGAGAGAGAGTTGAGGCCACTAGTGGTGGGACGGGTACCGTACAAGATGTATTGAGTCCCACACTAGTTAATTTAATTGATGTATCTGGGACTTTTGCAAATAACGACACATTGACCGGAGGAACTACGGGGAAAACTCGTACGCAAAATGGCGCCGTTGCTCCCGATACGTATGTTCTGCAAGTAGCGCGGGTTTTATATACTGTTGGGGGCGGTAATGAGAAATCTGTTGAACTCCTGTGGGAAGGTAATGGTGGAGGTGCCAATAATCGTACCATCGTTACGTTAAGTGGTACTGGAGTGCTAGAGTTTGACTCTCAAGGTGCACGTATTCCCAACAATGCAAATGTCGCGACTGGAAATATTATTCTGACAACAAATCAGTGGAATGCTAATTCTACATATACCATTATTTTAGATGTCAACAAATACAGTGGATACGCACAGCCGTATCTCCAGCGGAATGTCTTAGGACGGTTCTAATATGGCGCTCAAACTTATTACCGAAACAGTTAATGATGTTCGTGCGTTGATCGAAACAGCCGAAACTGGTTCTGCCATGAATTACTTCATTGAAGGAATCTTCATGCAAGGCAATAAAAAGAACCAAAATGGTCGTGTCTATCCAACGGCCACCCTTCAACGAGAAATGCAGCGATACCAAAAAGAACACATTGATCGTAAGCGGGCATTCGGAGAGTTAGGTCATCCCGACAGTCCGACAATTAATTTAGATCGAGTGTCCCATATGATTACTGAGCTAACCCAAGACGGGGATAATTTCATGGGAAAAGCAAAGGTCATGGTGCATACACCAATGGGGAACATCGTTAAAGCTCTAATTGATGAAGGAGCAGAATTGGGAGTATCGTCACGAGGCTTGGGATCACTACGTGATGCGGATAATGGCATCATGGAAGTTCAGGACGATTTCTACTTTTCAACAGTGGATATCGTCGCCGACCCTTCTGCGCCTGATGCATTTGTACGTGGAGTGATGGAAGGAAAGGCATGGGTGTGGGAAAGTGGTGTGTTAAAGGAATGTACATTAGAGCAAGTTGTACAAACTGTTGAAAATGTCCATCAGCCGACAATTTCGACAACGGAGCGGTCGGCTGCACTAGTAGAATCGTTTAGTCAATTCCTAACGGCACTGCGCCGTGGGGTTCAGTCAAACATACGGTAAAGCTAAATAACCATTAGCGTTGTTTACCTTTTAAGCGAGGATTATATGGCAACACCAGAGAAGTTATTATCAACTGAGAATGCTGAACAGCAAGCTACGCCTAAGGCTCAAGAAATCGGTGAACCTGAAGCAGAATGGTCAACCGCAAATTACGCCAATTTCAGATTTGATGCGACTGTTGGTGTGTCGCCGGATTCATTACCGCTTACAGAAACCACTGAATTACCCGGTGCTGATGATAGTAATCCTCTTAAGGAAGCTGAAGAGGATGCGAATAAAAAGGACGACGAAAAGAAAGATGCCGTTGCAGAAGAAAACAATGAAGAAGATAAACCTAAAACCGCTGATGAATTGCATACTGAAGCCGATACGGAGATAACAGACCTCAAGGCCGACGATGAAATGCGTACCGAAGCTGATACGGAAGAAGATGACGCAGATGATTCTGAAGACGAAACACTTGACCTTGATCTGTCTGATCTAGTTGATGATGAAGATAGTGAAGTAGTTGAACTTTCCGGCGACGAAGAGGAAACTTCTGATGAGGATGAAGATAGTGAGTTCACACCAGAAGAAGATGACGCGGTATGGAAGGATGAAGATGAGGATGACATGAAGGTTGAGTGCGACGTTACACAAGAAGAAAACGGCGACGGCGACGACGAAGAGAAGAAGGATGCTGTCGCGGAAGAAAACGGCGACGACGAAGAGAAGAAGGATGCTGTTGCGGAAGAAAACGGCGACGGCGCCGAGGATGAAGAGAAGAAGGATGCTGTCGCGGAAGAAAACGGCGACGGCGACGACGAAGAGAAGAAGGAACCTGCGAAGTCGATGGCTGAAGGAAAATTAAAGATTTCGTTCAAGATGAACGAAGCCAAGCGACTCTTTGAAAATAATACCGTGCTGACTGAAGAGGATAAACGTCAGTCTCGTGTTTTATTCGAGAGTGCCGTGCGCTCTGTAGCCAAGCAAATCGGTGAACAATTCCGTGATGTGTATCAAGCACGATTTGATGAGGCAAAGAAGCAGCATGAAGAAAAAGCTTCGAAACAGATTGACCAATATATGTCGTATGTGGTCGAGCAGTGGATCAAGGACAACAAGATTGCGCTTCAGAGTCAACTGCGGAATCGTCTCACGGATAGCTTTATTACCGGACTTCAGAAACTCTTCGTAGAGCACTACGTTGAGGTGCCTAAGTCAAAGATAAATGTAGTAGAAGCATTAGCAAAGAATGTGAAATCATTGAAGACAAAGTTAAAGAATGCAGAAGCGCAGAATGTGAAGCTGCATACTGAGGCAAAAGCTGCGGTGAAGCGTGAACGAATTGCATTAAAGAAGGAACACAAGTCGCGATTGATTGCAGAAGCCGCAGGTGCGGTGACCGCAGCGGATCGCGGTGCATTTGTGGAACGTGCAAATACCGTGAAGTTTACAGGAACGAAAGAGTTCAAGAAGGATTTGATTGCTCTGCGGGATCAGTACTTTAGGGCCACGAAATCGGTTGAGCGACCGAGTAATGAGCCCGCTGCTGCTCCACTTTTTGAGACGAAGCCATCAACCAATTCGAGTGTGGATACCTACACAAAAATTGTGGATCGTCTCACAGGGCGATCATAAACGCTCAGTTTATTAATCACTAGTTCATTTATTAGGAGAAGTTACATGTCTATTCTTAAGAGTCAGTTAGAAAAGAAATGGGCGCCCCTGCTCGATCATAAGGGTATGCCCAAGATCAAGGACGAGTACCGTCGCGCAGTGACGGCAGTTGTGCTTGAAAATCAAGAGCGTGAAGCTCGTAGGGCTGCCGGTTCGTCCGGTGAATTCCTTACGGAAACAGTTCCCGCAATGGCCGCGGGTACTGGTGGTTTCGGTGCTGGCGCCACGGCTACAGGACCGGTCGCTGGATTTGACCCGATTCTGATCGCGTTAGTGCGTCGTTCGATGCCGAACCTCATTGCGTACGATGTGTGCGGTGTGCAGCCGATGAACGGCCCGACCGGACTCATCTTCGCGATGCGCTCACGTTACGGTTCGCAGTCCGGTGACGAGGCACTATATCAGGAAGCCAACACGGCATGGTCAGCAGCGGGTCAGGGTGGTACACATAGTGCGAACGCCAACCCGTTCTCTGCGTCGTTCGGTACTTCATCGGGTGCTAACACCGCGTTTGGTGAGTCACTTGGTGTCGCCAATGCGACCGGCGGGCTTGAAGCGACCAACGCTATTCCACAGATGGCATTCAGCATTGAGAAGGTTACAGCGACCGCTGTGACACGTGCGCTCAAGGCCGAGTACTCGGTGGAAATCGCGCAGGACTTGAAGGCAATTCACAATCTCGACGCAGAATCGGAACTCGCAAACATTCTCTCGGCTGAAATCCTTGCGGAAGTCAACCGTGAAGTGGTGCGTAATATCGGTTATGCGGCAGCCAACGGTGCAGCGCAGACAGCTACCGCTGGTACCTTCGACCTCGATGTGGACAGTAATGGTCGTTGGTCAGTCGAGAAGTTCAAGGGATTGTTCTTCCAGATCGAGCGCGAATCGAACGCGATTGCGAAGCAGACTCGTCGTGGCCGTGGTAACATCATCATCACCTCATCGGACGTGGCGTCAGCTCTCGTCTCGGCGGGTGTGTTAGATTACACTCCGGCGTTACAATCGAACTTGGACGTAGATGACGCGGGCAACACGTTTGCGGGTACCTTGATGGGACGTTACAAGGTGTTCGTCGATCCGTATGCTCCGAATGGTGCAACAACGGAATACTTCGTGGTCGGTTATAAGGGTACGTCACCCTACGATGCGGGTCTGTTCTATTGCCCGTACGTGCCGCTCCAGATGTATCGTGCGGTTGATCCCAACTCGTTTGTGCCGAAGATTGGATTCAAGACTCGCTACGCGCTAGTCTCGAACCCGTTCTCGAAGGGCACAGCAGGTCAGTCGAACGGTTCGATTGAAGCGAACGTGAATCAGTACTACAGAAAAGTAAAGGTGGCAAATCTGTTCTAGTAATAGAACACTTTTGGAAGAGAGGGGCAGGAGCAATCCTGCCCTTTTCTTTTTATTGCTTACCTAAATACTTTTATGAGCACTCTCTCTATTCCGTCTGATACATTCAATTTATTTCCCGCCGACGCTCTTAGTCATGTGATGCGGTTTGCACGACTGCCCATGACGACATACGTAATTCAAGAAGTAAATCTCCCTACAGTATCGACTCGTACCGCAGTTATAGCTACACCGGGTATCAGTACAAAACATCTACCGGATCGATTGACGTATGATCCGTTGACGATATCATTTTTAGTGGATGAAGAATTTCGTGCCTGGCGCGAAATTTATGCGTGGATGTATGGAACGGTTGGTGGGCCTGATCGTAGTGTGGTAACTGCCGAGTTTCTTAATTCGCAGGAAAATTACATTAAGTATGAGAAACCCGCTGGGCGATTAGATAGAGCTGGTCGTACGGATGCAGGATTGACTATTGTTAATGCGGCAAAAATTCCACTTCTGCGATTCATTTTTTATAATGTGTATCCTATATCATTAGGGCAAATTCAGTTTTCTACGACCTCCACTGACCCCATTACTCCATTGACATGCCAAGCCACATTCGACTACGAGTATTATTCCATCATGGAAATACGTCGATAATGATATACTAATGTCACGATGACACTTGAAGCACTTCATACTGAATGGGCAAAGGATCAAGATCTTCCTCTTGATCGGCCCGACAAAGCAATTCGTGATGTTCCGCTGCTGCATGCAAAGTGGTGGCGATATTATACAGATGAACGTCAACGGTATCTATTACTCAAACAAGAGCACGATGGTTTACGGCATGCCAAATTCGAATGGTACGTTGGGCGTCTCGATGAGACAGAACGAGAGAAGTATGGTTGGCCTCATCAGCATTTACGCATTGTGCGACAGGAAGTTGAAACCTATTTGAATAGTGATGCAGACTTGCGACCATTAGCAGGAAAGCTTGAGATACAGGAAACCAAACTGAAATTCATCGAGGACGCGATTAAGCATATCAATGCACGAGGATATCTTATTCATTCGTATATTGATTTTTTGAAATTCTCACAAGGGGCGTAAGTATGCTTTGGGTGGAGTAATGTGGCTGATATTATTCTCGCACCGCTAAACTACGCATTCATTCATATCTGGACCGACGAAGCGATTGAGCGCGAACTTTCGAATGAGTTTTCATTCATTGTCCCATCTGCTCAATACATGTCCATCTATCGCAAGAAAAACTGGGACGGAAGGATTCGCTTATTCAATCGCGTATCTAAAACTATCTATGCGGGATTGTCTGCAAAGGTTGAACGGTGGGCCAAGAAACGAGGCTATACCGTCGAGAATCGTATTCCCATTACTACAAGTACATGGTCGGGGGTAGATACCACTGCACTTCTCACGCAATATCCCGTTCCATTGGATATTCGTGATTATCAGCAAGTCGCGATTACTTACGGATTACATCGTCAACGATGTGTGCTTATCTCACCGACTGCTTCAGGAAAAAGCCTGATTCTGTATTATCTTGTTCGTGCTCGTATGTCGCATGGGCCCATTTTGTTGATTGTACCTACTATCTCATTAGTGTCGCAGATGGTACAAGATTGGAAAGATTACGGATGGACGAATGTTGAGCAGTATGTACATTCTATTCGTGGAGGAATACCGAAACAGACTGATAAGCCTGTGGTGGTCTCCACGTGGCAATCTATTTTCAAGCAGCCGGAATCATGGTTTGCTCG